AACATCGGCTATAAAATCATTGCCGTTTTCGTGCTTATCTAAAGCTTCGTTCTCTTTACTCATTTTGTTTATATTTTAAAAGTTCAGCGTATTTAATCGGCAACGCTTCATAGCCGTGATACGTTGTAAATCATTTTAATCATCTTCTTCTGCATAGCAAATAAACGCTAATAAGCAACCGTAGCAGGTTTGAAATCCACAGTCTTCTAATCTCTTTTCCATAACTAATATCTAAAATCGGTGAAGTGAATTATACCCCCGTTTACATGAACATCGTTCTTTTTATAGTCAGGAAAAAACCACCTTCTAAAATCTTGGTACATTAAACCATCATTTTCGGCAACATCTCTTAATCCAACACCAGCATGCCTTCCATCAATTTGAGTTTCAATAGTTGTTAGATACCCTTGATTTAACTTGGTGCTAAAATGATGCATTTCAATTTTTTGAATACCAGCTTTGTATAAGCGACCAAACTCTATTTGTTTTGAGCCATCGCGTAGGTAATTGTATGGACTTCCACTCCAATAGCGTAAACTTATATAAGCCTTTTTTGAATTGACTTCGTTAATACGTTTTTTCCAAAGTTCGTAATTCAGTCTAATTGTGTGAATTTTCTTTTCATTTTCTATGTTGTCTACAAAATATGTTTCATGACCGCACATAGGGTGAGTTTTAGGAAAAAAGCGGCTAACAATTAAAACATAGCACTTCATTTTTGTGTGATCAATTGTTTGTTTTGCCACTTCTAACATATTAAATGCAAAATTACTCATCATCAAACCTCCTCCTGCTTAAATAGCGTTCGGGGTAAAGCATGTCGTACCCTTTTAGCTTCATTTCGTATTTATACTTGTGTATATAGCTAATGGCCTTAAACTTTGCATCATCGCTAAGTTTGTTCCAAACCTCTTTGGCTTTAATTTTGCCCCGCTTATAGTTGTATGTTTCCCAAAAATTCTCAAAAGTTATATCAACATGCTCCTCAATTTTGGCATGTTTGCCGTTTAGACGCGATAAATCTTGCCACGCAAACGGAAAGTTTTCTTTTAAAAACAATAATTGTTTGGTGCTAAGTGTGGCATGGTTCTCAAAATTTATAAGCACACCCTCATCATCGTATGCAAAAAGCATGTAACCGGTAAATTGGGTGCTTGTGAATCTATACTGCATTTTGTTCTTTTTTTAAGAGTTCTTTTAATTGTTTTTTGGCTGGTTTGGCCAAATACCGTGCATAGGTTCGCTCGCTAATAAAAAAGTTGGGCTGTATTATATTTTTATATACCCAGGCCTGGGTTACCCCTTTTTGGGTATATTCAAGGGTTATATTTTGAACCCTTACAACTTTCTTTAAATGGTTTTTACTTGTCATTTAAATGAGGTTTTAATCTTTTCTGTTATAGGCCTCTATTATTTTTGGCACTTCCTGTATTTCATCTTTTCGTATAAAATACCCAATAATAATTATTAGCAAAGCGAATAAGAGCAGCACAAAGGCTATGGACAAAAGGATAATAGTTAACACCATGGCTACAATTTAGTGTATTGGGCAAACCTGCGTAAAAAAGCTACCTCGGCTTTATCAGGGCTGTGGTAGGTTACAAATTTACCATCGCCATAAAAGGCGTCAAATTCATATTGTTTTGCCTTTTCATCGTACTTTTTAATCGTGCCCATTAAATGTATGGGTAAATTAAAATGCTCAAAAACGGCCTTAATTATTTTGTTTTCGGTATGCCTAAAAAAGGGCATTTTATTTTTTAATGGGCTTATTAAATCGCCCACGTAAGCCTCGGCGGCATCGTGCAATAAAGCTACTAATTTACCCCTTTTGCCAAGGTAGTTTGGCACTAAATCGGCCACAAGCATACAATGCTCGGCAATGCTAAAAAATGCGGGTGTATGCCCGTTAAAATGCGGGTTATAGGCCAATGCCCTGGCAATATCCTCTATTTTTACCATGTGCGGCTTTGGGTTAAACAAATCGAACTCAACCCCCGAAAAGGTGTTTATAACACCAGTATTGTTATTTAATTCAACCATAACTATTTATCTTTAAATATTTCAGAACCTTTTTGGTAAGCATCGTAAATTACGCGCATGGCCTCATATTCTTTTTCGTTTTTGGCCGTAGCCGCAAAGCGGTATATAGTGAATACCGTTTTAAACGCACTTTCGCAGTGGTTTATGGTAATTTGCTCGCGTAGCTCTTTGGCCTGCTCGGTAGTAGGTATGTTAACCTTTTTAGGCTCCCACCCTATATGCTTGCTTATATCGCTGTATCTGCTCATTTTTTAGGGGGTTTTTGTGTGTTATCAACTTTATGGCCCTGGGCCATTTCTTTTGCTTTTTTCTTGGCGGCTTTTTTTGCCTTACGACTGGGTACCACTTCTTGTAAAGTAATAATATCCTTTTGCGTAAAGCCTAAAATATTGGCCACCCTATGGTTAAAAACTGTTTTGCCGTTTTGGTTGGTCATGCAATTCACCACATGTATGGCAATTGCCCTGCGAACCAACCTCTTTTTTCGTTTGTTAAAAATGATGATCATAATTCAAGTTTTTATTATTAAAATCTTATATCCCAAAATCCGTTCAATGAACTTTGCATTAGCAATGTCTTATTATTTACCCATGAAGGAGCTATATACCATCCATCATCAGCACTATCTTTATTATCTGCTTTTATTGAAAAAAACAACGTTTGACCATTTCTACCGCAGTACTTTAGATTTGCATCGGTTAATTTGAGCGAACTTCTTTCTCTTGTACCAATTTTATCAAAAATGTGACCTGGTTCAATTACCCAATAACCCCACATAAAAGGTTCATCTTTTATTTCATGACTATTGGCTTTTACATACTCTAAACCCTGATATAATGTACTTTCCATAATACTTTATATTAAGCCCCTTGTAAAACCTGTAAAATTCAGGGGCAGTGCTTCTTTTTTTGTGTTCAGGTGTCTACTTATAAAAGTTTTGCTCCCGGTGGGGGATTCGAACCCCCGTTTGCTTAACTAAGCCTTTTGCCATTGTTGCTTTGCAATGCAATGCAATCCAAACTAACCGGGTAGTTATTGAGGGTTTCGCTTTGAGCGAAGCCCTCAATTGGTTAAACGCTACTCATTGAAAGCCCCAGCCAATGGCTGTTACCATCGGCATCACGGTACTTTGCTTTAATGTAAGTGCCTGTTTTGTCAGGTCGGTGAGCCTCACGAATAAGCTTAACCGCATCAATTAACTCGGGGTCGCCAATTTTGTCGGCCTGGTTTTGCAGGTCGAGCACCCTGCTGGCTTTAAGCACACCCTCTTTGTTGGGTTTCAGCAAGTCACGAACCATATTAACCAAATTGCGATTGCCGTCCGTCATTTGCTTGTCTAACCAAACGTTTACCCTTTCAATCCCAGCACTTACACTTTCATCCCATCTGTCAATAGTATTAAAACCAGTAATTACAGTAACTGAAGCATCGGAATTGCTCCAGTTGTGAGATAGTTGGGTTTCCTTAACACCATATAATTCGTTTTTCATTCCCAAAAGAGAATGAAACTCCGACAAAAGCTCCTCTTTGGCGTTCTGCATATCACCACTTATTTTTTGCAGGCGGGCAAAAACTTTTTCTACTGTTAAGTCTTTAAGGTGCTGGTAAGTTGTAACTTCACGCTTACGATTTTCCTCGTTAGCCTTTTCCTCTGCAAGTATCTGTGCTCTTAATGCCTCCTTTTGCTCAGGAGTTAAATTTTTTAAATCAATTGTTTCCATTTCAAATTAGTATTTAGTTAAAAAAACATCCATTAAATTAGTCTCACGTACAGCGGGTAACTCATAATCACTCACTGTATCTTTCAAAATCCTGTTCATGCGGTCAATAACCTCACCGGTATTGTTTGCCTGAACCAGCATTACAGTATTAGAGCGGCGTTCAACCCCTTTTTCTTCATCAATTGCAATAAAAGCTACTTTTTGAGCAAACCAACGGTCACCATTATCATCGGGGTGTATCTCGCTGTATTTTGAATGCTTAATGGAAACTATACCAAAATCGCCGCTTATGTAAGGTTCAAGTTCCTTGTGTATCTTTTCCTCGGCATCGCCAAACGAAATAGCATCTAATAAATAGTTCTCAGTAGTGCTGGCTTCGCGGCCATCTACTTTTAGTTTTTGGTACTTTACTTTTACTTCAAATAAATTATTCATATTGTTAAATTTTAGAGGTTACAATGTTCCTATTTCATAGGTTTGGCCGTATTTCATAGGCTTACGGTCGCGCCTGTTAATTAACTGCTTAAGTTTCCAATGAGCAGCACGCAGGTCACCCAAGTTTTGGGTGTAATCAGGATGCTCATAATCATGTGTTTCAAACCAACTTTCAAGGCCGCGTATACGCTCCCTGGTATCAGCCATTTGCTGTTCAATTGTTTTGTTTGCCATAAGGATGGGGTTGTTTTGGGGTTATACTTATATTTATCTCTTTTTTTTTGGTAACCATACCGGTTCCATTGCAAAAGCTACACTTTTCTGTTCGTGGCTCCTGGCTGTGCCCGTGTCCAAAATCGTAACCCTCGTGAATAATTACACCTTCGCCACGGCACTGGCCACATATTTCATTTTTTGTTATTGAGTAAGTCCGTTCCATTAGTTCATGCTTATATTTTTGTAAAGTCTTTTCTTATCATCGGCCCGCTTTTTATCGGCAATTGCCCTGAGTTTAACCACCACTTTTTTTAACTCGTCAACGTCAAGTTCGTAAAGTAATTTCCCACAAACTCGCGGGTTTAGCATAAACTCGTTAACCCGGGTCCAGTCGCTGTTGTTTGCATATATGCCGCAATGGTTTAACCACACCAAGGCGTTCGACCGCCATTTTTTTAATTCATTATTTGGCGTTTGTCTGTTATTCAGGCCTTTTTGCAGCCTCATTATCAAATCATCCAGTTGGGTTGGGCTAAGCTCTGTTGTACTTCTTACATTATACTGCTCTAAAAGCCCTCGCTTACTCTCCATAATGCCCAGCTTAAACAACAGCCGGTGTATTAATAGCCGTTTTGATTTTAATCGTTTATCATCCATAATTAGTCGATTTGAGGTAAAAAAATAATATCATCTAATAATAAGAAAGCACCCGCACCCTGATTGATGCTTTTGCCTTCCACAAAAAAGCACAAGGGTAGTTTTTTATTATCTTGCACATGCTGTACATCAGTAATAAAACCAACACATGGGCTTAATACCACACCCGATGATTGAAGTACCTTAACTTTAGCGCCTATTAATATTTCCGTGCCAAACATAACTAATCCTCCCTGTTATCATCGCCCCAATAATCATAGGCCCCTTTATCCCAAATAGTGTAAGGTTTACGGTTACCACCATACCGACCCTCGGCAAAGGCGCGGTAACCTTCTACACGTATTTTCACAAATGAATCATACCTGATTCTTTTGGCCACCCTTCCCTCAGGGTTTTTACCCTCGGCATGTGAGATGATAATAAATAGCTTGTTTCTGAATTGGTTGATCAGCTTTACATACTGCTGATAATTCATACCTGCAAATTGCCAGCTGTCAATCACCACAATTTTTGGGCTTTCGCGCTTATTTAGCCTTATAACTAAATGCTCAATGGGTTCCTGGTCCAGGAGCAAAACCCGGTTTTTTACACCTTCCATGCCAACGGCTATAAAGGCATCCTTCATGCTTTTTGAAAAACCTTCCTCTAAGCTGTCATAAACCACCTTACCAAAATTAGCAAGATATTTAACCAACATTAGTGCAAAGCGGGTTTTTCCCGATGCCGATTCACCCCAAATAATCCAACTGCCTTTAATTTCGGGAGTACCAATAAGGTTATACCACTCGCCCTCGAATGGCATTAAATTAAAGTTTGCTTTGTAAAGGTTGTTTACGGTTATAGCCTTCTTTATTTTTGGGGTATAGTCTTTTTTGTCGGTTTCAAACTCTGCAGCTTTCATAAGTTCTCATATTTTGTTCAACATCGCTCGGTATAATTACTAAGCTTCGCAGCTCATCGTTCACTAAATCATCTACATTTGAATAGTGATATACACGGTTTGGCCTTGTTATGCCGTTCCTATCAATCAATTCACGTTCGGTGGGTTCGCGTTCACCAATAATGGAGTATTTTTTAACCAAAATAGGCTCTCCAACCTCCCAGCCGTTTTGATAAATAATGACAAAGTCCTTATTATCGCTTTTTCGCTTTATTCCGTAAAGTACCCTCATGATGCTTTGCGTTTTTGTACTTCAATATAAATGCGGCGTAAACTGCCTTTAGTTTTGGCATAAAGGGCTTGCACATCGCTAATGCCATTAGCTTTTGCAATAATTGCTGTTTGCGTTTTCATAAAGTCTTTTACCTGACTTTCGCCATGTGGTGTTATGCGCTGGTATTTGCTACCAAAACGGCTAAAAATTTCGGTATAACCAACTTTTTTGCGGCCAATGTTTCCATCAATTTTAGCTTGTAAGCCATCCGCACCCATCATGTACCAACCACAAGCGTACTCGGTTGCGTTCCAAAGTGCTTTTAGTTCAAGCCATGCGCCATAGTCCAAATCACCTGCTTCATCAAGTATAATAAGGGGCTGAGGAATGGTTTTAATGTAATATACCAAATCTTCGTACACATCAACGTATCGCCCGGTATTAATTACGCCCAACTCTTTAGCTATGGTTCTTATTAGTTTTTGCTTTGTTTTGCTTTGGCTACAATCAATATAAATGGCGTTTTTATGCCCGTGGGCGTAATGCCTGGCGGCAAATGTTTTGCCAATATCGGCACTGTCAACCAGCAGGGCACTCATACTATTCGCCTGGCAATTTTCCAACTGAGAAATTATAGCTTGAAAAACTGGGGTTTCAGCCGCCCTCATGCGTGTATTATTGCCTAATTCCACATTAAGCTTTCGTGCTATTGTAATCCACTTAGCCTCCGATAGCACGTTTTCAATTTGCCCGTTTTTAATGCGGCTTAATTGCCCGGGGTTTATGCCCAATACCACTGAAAATCGGCTGGCACTTGGATAATCTTTTTCGGCTTTTTTTACCGATTCTACTACTTTTAATTTTTGTTCAACTGTAATCATAACTTGTAATTTTTATTTATAAATCATCTATTGCTCGTTGCTTGTAATATTCAATGTCGTTTGCAGCAAAATCAAATTCGTTACTTTCGTTATACTCCACCGCTTCCACCTCCTTAGCTTCTACATCATCATACTTTTTTGTATTTTCAACAATTGCTACCTTTTTAACTTTGTTGGTTTTTATCATGGTGTCGAATTTTTTCACATATTTACTCTGCTCCTTAAAGGCTAACCTGTCAATATCAGTATGCTCGGCGGTAGCTTCGTTGTACCTTTCTATTTTGCCGCAAGTGTCTATAAATCGGTTGTTTTGGAACAAATAAACTTTATCAATAACACCATTAATATCAGGAATGTAGTAAGCATCCACCTCATAATTATTAGGCTTTAATCGCTCAACTATTTGTGGTGATGAAATACTATAATTGGCATATTGTACCCTCACATACTGGCTGCGGCGTATGCTTGTTGGTGTGTGTTCACCTATATACATAATGAACTGGGCCTCGTTAACCTCGGGTGCATCAGGGTTTTGATAATTAACTAATACCTGCATGCGTGTTAGGCCGGGGTACTTTTTTTGGTTGGGGTGAAGTGAATTATTAAAGTCTTCAATTGTTTTCAAATCATCAGCAACCAGTTCATCAAAGGTGTATCGCTTATCGTTGTACTTTTCGTTTGTTTCATCGGCTACTTTATCAACCTTTGGCCGGTTGGCTTCTAATTTAGAGTAAAAACGGCCAATTCCGTCCTGGTACCTTTTTTCAAACCCATACTTTTTTTCACGGTTAAGATGCTCTGCCCTTTTCTCCTGTGAGTTGCCCGGATTGCACCAGCGAACAAATGGAAAAACAGTACCTGCAGCAAATAAATCATCTTTAAATTGGTTAACAATATGGTGCTCAACCTCTGCCTCCATGGGCATGTTTAAACCCCACAACAATAAGTTGCGAAGCATGTCACGCAAACAATTAATAAATAAATCAGTGTCTTTTTTATGGCTATACGATGCGCCAATACAGGTTTTTGATGCAACGTCGTATACATAATAAGCTTTAACCCTATTGCCGTTATGCATTTTCCTGGGAAGGTCCCTATCATCAAGCGAAATTTTACTAAGCGAAAATTCAGGTGATTTTCTGTGATGGTGTGGGCGGTGGGTAGTTTGAAATTCTAAACCTCCTGTCCTTACCTTATCAACCAATATTCTATTTTTTGGGTTATTAATGTAATTCCACACCGTTGATTCGCTAATCATTACCGGCTGTCCGTTTTTATAAAAATCGCTACGGTTATAAAGCTCTCCTGTTTTATAATCAACTACATCAATATCGCCCGAAATAAATGACCAATACATATCGTAAACGCTTTTGGAATAAGGCTTATTAGGCATTGCATAAAGGCTAAGAAGTAAATCTTCAAGCGTGTCGTTAACCTTTCGTGAGTTGGTGTTGCAATAGCCTTTGTGAATTAATTCGTCATAGCCGTTTTTTAGGTAGTTTTTCAATTTATCACGCAACCTCCTTACATTGCTGGGTAATGTGTGCCCATATTCGTTTCTAATATCCTCTATATTTTTTGCCACATTTTCCCAAATATTACCGGTTGAACCACCGAGGTTGCGGCGTTTTGCACCAATTCGGTTTACCTCTTTATGTACGGCGTTTAATATCGTTGCATTGGCAGTGTATTCAAGCTGTTTTTCGGGGGGTAGGTTATCGCCATCGGGCAGTTTAAATTCAGAAAAATATATGCGGGCTTTTTCATCAGGTTTAATGCTCTCCCTAAATCCGAATTTTTGCGTAATCTTGTAAGGGTCCTCTCCAAGTATCTCTTTAATTCTATCTTTAAAGCGGTCGGGTATGCTGTCATAAGCAATAAGGGCCGGGTTGCCTTTGCTTGCACGGCGCATTTGCTTCAACCATCCCCGGTGCTTAAGTGTATTGTAATTTGACTTAGAAATGATACCTTCATCAATTAACCAGCCGGCTTTAACACATAATATGTTGTTAAAATATTGCAAATGTCCAGGATTAAAATTATAAAATAGTCTTGTAGTTTTTTTATTCGGTCATTAATTTTTTTGCTGATTCTATTGTTTTTTCACGGTCGGTTATTATCCGGGTGAGTATTTCAACGGCTTTTTTATGCCTTTTTGAATTAGGTCGCTCAATTATTTTTTGTGCATTTTGATGGCTCACGCCTAATATTTCAGCCAATAAACGCACATCTCCATATTGCCTTTTTTCAAAAATTTGTTTTTTATCCATTTTTTAACGTAATTTTGTATTAATATTTATACAAATATATCCAAAATTTGGATATTGCAAAACTATTATTGGATATTTAATTCAAAAAATGGATTTTATTTTTCAAAAATTAAAAAAATCAAGAGAGCTAATTCAGTTTACTCAAAAGGAAGCTGCCGAGTTCAGTCAATTGAGGCAACGGGATATTAGCGATTTAGAAAATGGACAGAAAAAATTTATACCTAATCAATATATCCAATTTTTGTATATTCAAGGTATTGATATAAATTCTTTATTTGATGATTCTTATAATCCGAGATTAAGGAAGCAGAACCCAGAACCAATACAAAAACCAACTTCAAATAAGGATTTATTGAAAATAATAGATATTAAAGACATTAAATTAATTGAGCTTTCGAAACAAATAGGCAAGCTCGAAGAACAGAACCGCGCCTTACGCATCAAAAACGGCTACAACACTGCCGCAGAACCCGAGTAACACACAAATATTAATTATTGGTATTATGTAACTTTAACCATAAAATGTTGGTAATGAAATGCTTTTGCGCTTTTTATATTTTTTTTATTTTGCTTTTCGTGTGCTTGAATTTTATTATTTTCAAGTTTTTTACATATTTTTAACTGTTTTGCTGGTTTGTGTTGTACTATATTTACTTTTTTTTGAATGCCCAATTGAATGCCCAATTGAATGCCCATACACTTTTTTATGGTATAAAATCACTTAAACACAAGCCCAAAAAAAAGCCTGAATATTTAGCTAATTTTAAACTAAATAAACAGGCCTTTAAGCCGCTTAATTAAAGATTTTGGGGTATATTTGTAGTAGTGTTTAAATAATGCGCAAAACGTTTAAATAAACCGTTTAAATGATTTAAATAGAATTGAAGCTAAATTAAACTATTTGTACAATTCGTTTTAAGAGCAAAAA